GGCAATATAGCCAAGCCGATCTGAAATCTCAGATCGAATACCTCTTTAGGTAATGACGCCAATCTTGTTTACAAGGTTCGTGTTAGAAACCCTGGAGCTCTTTTCCTCACGAGTTTCTCATTAATTGAGAAATCGGGAAACTGAATGTGATATTCAGGTACTTTCCTCTCAGATGAGAGTACTACATGACTATTACAACTTATAAGTTATATTTGTCATTTCAACTCTTGGTGGCCACAAGGTAGGTGCCCATAGTGGGACCATGTGGGCTTTCTTGTTCTATTAAGAAAGACCTAAAACCTTGCGTACCAAAGTTGTATATCTTGGGTATCCTGATACAATTTTGTACCAAGTCAAAAGTAGTGATCTTAATAAGACCAAACTTACCCGTAACTACATTCCTTTATAGGATGAGTGATAGATAGTGTTTGCAGCTAATCACTGTTCATATTATTTATGAAGACTCGTAGCGATGGCTAGGAGGCAGAGTGACAAATCACTGACTTATAGCGTTGTGTTTTCTCACAACAACTACCGATTTTAACTTTACCTGTGCGATCCATTTAAGGGTGGCGTATAGGCTGGGTGAATCAATTAATACTAGGCGCATATAGAGGCCAGGGGGTTAAACCTGGTAATCTATATGTAACCTAATAGGTTCCTTCGACCTATCCCCTGAGAGGGGTGGCTGCAGCCCACTATTTATAGTGGAAACTGAAGTTCAACGAAGATCCTTTTAATACTTAAATAATGAATATAAAAGACCCTAGATTTTACTCTAAGTTTTTAATTTCACTATCTCAGTATGCATCTAAAAAGATCGATCCTTTCTTAGTAAAACTATCTAATAGGTTTACTTTAGGAAGATATCAGATCAATTTAGAGAGAGAATCTGTTGATGCCATGATTAGCGTAAAAGCTAACAAAAGATTACTTAGATACATGTTAATGCTATCTAAAGTGATCTTAGGTCGTTTGAACAGTAATTGGGTTCGTCTAGCGTATATCTTACACAAGGATCTTTGGAAGATTTATAAAGAACAAGGATCTCCTGGATACGTTAAGTATCTAAAGACCTGTTCTATATTAATCCAACAAGTGGTAAGTGGTTACAAGATATTAGATGTTTCCAGTGTTGGACCTCGTATTTCGAGATCTAAAACTGGTCTTCCTAGGATTCTACCTATCTTATTAAGAAGAAGAATAGATTCTGGTGACACATTAAGTGTTAAGTGAACTTTAACTATGTTGGCTCTTTTTAGAGTTATCATATTTTGAGCTCCACCAAAATTATCTACTATTACTTCTGAAAGGGTAGGAAATCTACAGATGGAGAATAGGATTATCAAATATATTCCTCAAGTTTTAGTTGAATTGCTAAGACTAAAGGAATCTGATTTAATTCTAGATTCACCTGCTCCTTTTCCTATATTAACTTCTTCTCCCAATAGTGATTATGAATTATTACAATTCAGTAGTTCACCTCAATCTATAATATTTAGCAGAATCGCCCTATGGAATAATCCAGAAGTTGAGAAAGCGGTATTACAGATGATAAAATTAACTAACCCTACCGTACTCTTTATGAGAGCATGAGAGGAAGTGAGTTATATTTTATCCGAGGTTATCACTTGGAAGTACTTGGGATTATTTAACTATAATTTTCCAAGTAAAAGAATAAGAAATATAGGGAAACTTGGATTTAAATTAGAAGCAGCCGGGAAGGTTAGAATTTTTGCGATGGTAGATCCTTTTACACAATGGCTACTTAAGCCTCTTCATAAGAAATTATTCTCATTTTTGAGAAGAATTCCTATGGATGGGACTTTTAATCAGTTGGCTCCTTTATTAAGGATCCCAACTGGAGTACCATTGTATAGTTTGGATCTATCCGCAGCAACCGATAGATTACCATTAAGCCTGCAACAGGCGATAATAGGCCATCTATTCGGAAGAAGCTATGCTTATGCTTGAGGAAATCTATTAGTTTCCAGATCTTATTTTGCTAATTATATTAACAAAAATAAAGATAAAACTCGAGAAAATTTATTTTATCGAGTTGGACAACCAATGGGTGCCTTAAGTTCATGGGCAATGCTTGCTCTAACACATCATCTAATAGTGCAAATATCTGCTATAATTTCCGGACAAGGCATAATTTGTAAAGATTATGCCTTGCTTGGAGATGATATAGTGATATGGAATAAACCTTTAGCATTATCTTATTTAAAGGTAATGAAAGGTTTAGGGGTTGAAATAAATTTAAGTAAATCTATCCTTTCAACAAAAGGGACAGGACTTGAATTTGCGAAGAGAACCTTTATGGGAAAAGAAGACGTAAGTCCTATTTCACTTAAAGAACTTTCCGCAGCCCTTAAATCCTCAGGTTCATTAGTAATGTTTTCAAGAAAATATAACTTAACAACCTCACAAATCAAAAGTTTGTTAGGTTTAGGTTATAAAAGTTCTGGGAAAACAACTAGACTAAGAGCCTGGGAGGTTATTCGAGATATGCCTATAAACTCTAAGGAATTTTGTATGCTTTTAGATAAAGCTTTAGAAACTCCTCAGACTACGATTCCAAGCGGAATCCCAGATAATCTTAAGATGACTCTTCGACTATTAACTAAACTTAGATTTTTATCATCTAAGTTAGAGAATAGAATCAATGAGAATCTTAAGACACTTGATAGTTATACTTCTCAATTTAGTTGGCGAAGATTCTTTCAGTTTAAAAATGAAGACTGGAAGACAACTCGTACAACAAAATTGAGCATGATTTTAAATCGTACCTGAGATAGATTAGATTTCTTTGTTAAGTTGATGAAAATCAAACGAACAAAGCAAACTTTACTATCTATGAGAGACGATAAAATCATAGAACTATCTAGGGAACTGGTAGGTATTTCTCAACATATCTTCTCTAGACCAGAGTGAGTAACATCTAAATTAGGTAAATCAATCTTGATCAACGTAATTGAGATGTACTACTCTCTAGAGGAAGAAATTTCACGTCTGCAAGTAACCAACTTAACAGATGATTCTCCTAAACTTTCCGATTCTCGAGACTCTTTTGAAGTCAGAAGGATTAGAAAGATTTGGACTACTTGAAGTTCAGTAGTTGTGCAAGAAGCTAGACAATCGGCATTTAATCCTTTAATTCTTATAACAATGTTATTAAGAACTATAAGATCTGGTGCAGGAGTTTTCTATAGAAGATATGCAGGTACTAGATTTGCGGGAAGAAGAATTTTACCTTTCTTATTAGGAAGGGGATTCTTTTCAACGTTAATCTCTCTTGCTACAATTTGAGGAATTGATATCCTGTTTATTTTTGGGATATCATTTTCTTTAATCTCTTTTGTAGCTTTTGGAGTTCAGTTAATTAATGTTTTAACGACTTCAACCGACTATGCAGCATTCTTATTAGGAATGAAGCTTGTATTCGATGGAATAATACAAGAGATATATAATCAATTCCCTACCTCATTGGTAGGAACTGAGATTTATTCTCCAAATTCCGGACTTAAGTCCTGGATAGGGAAAATAATATTTTATATCGGAACTATCTCCATTACATACTTAACAGGAGCTTTTATAAATCATTTAGCTGATATAGCATTTGCATTTGAATTATTAAGAATTAATTATGATCTAACTTCTTGGTTAGGTTTATTAAATCTTTATATTTCTGGTGCAGTAGGTACTTTTTGGGTATTCATTTATTACCCCTTAAGTAACCTATTTAATACTATATTACTAGGTAATCCATTAGCTCTTCTAGATACTATTATATGGAAAGAAATTATGACATGGGGACCTAATTTATTAGGTTTCTTATATCATTCTTTAACTTTCCCTATATCATATATATATCTTTGGATACACCCCAGTTTAATAACATTATTAAATTGGACGTATCTTGGGACTATATTTGGAGTTGCATCTGCCGTAGTTTCAGCAAATACAACGTCTATATCTAGATCTGTAAGTATGGGATTGTTCTCATTCTTATATTGGATCATTAGAATCTTATTTGGTTAACCTCTCTCAGGTACAAGAATATCTGATAAAGAGACTGTTACCTTAAATACAGATCATGTCAACAATCACTGGTCAAACGATACATAAGTATTGTAGACGCATCTGAGCGTGACCTTCTCCAGAACTACCTTAAACAAGTAGAGTGGGTTGGAGATTG